CCGACGTCCGCTGGAGCCAGGACATACACACCCTGCACCTGGACGAAGGCGAGGTCAAAGAGCTGATCTGCCTGTCGCTTGACCGCTACCGGGAGATGACCGGGCACAGCGGTGTGATCATGTGCTTTAGCGACTACCCCACCTTCAGGCACGAGGAGCACCAGGACTACAAGGCCAACCGCATTAACAAGCGCAAGCCCCTTGGCTACAAGGATCTGCGCAACTGGCTGTCAAGTGCTTACATCAGCAGCACCATGCCCGGCCTTGAGGCAGACGACGTCATGGGCCTGTTGGCTACCGGCACCCAGGTCGATGAGCCTGTCATGGTCAGCCCCGACAAAGACATGCGCACAGTCCCCGGCTTGCTTCTTGCCAAGGAAGAGCTTGAAGTTGTCACCTTGCTTGAGGCCAACAGAACATGGATGAAGCAAACCTTGACTGGCGACAGCGGTGACAACTACCCCGGTGTCAAAGGCGTTGGCCCAGTGGCAGCTGAGAAGATCCTGGGTGATGCAGTCACGCTGCGGCAAATGTGGCCCAAGGTGGTGGCGGCTTACCAGAAGTCAGGCCTGACCTTTAAGGATGCAATCCTTAACGCCCGGTTAGCACGCATCCTGCGTCACGGGGACTATGACTATGAAGCGGGCCGAGTCCGGTTATGGGATCCGGCAAGCGAACCAAGCCTGTATGACCATGAATGAGGAACTGTGGCCGCCAGTTGATGAGGCGGTTCTGCAAAAATTAGAGGCGACCTTCCCGGAGCTGTGCCCTGGCGAAGGCTGGACTGATCGCCAGATATGGATTTATGTAGGTCAACGCAATGTGGTCCGCATGTTGCGTTCCATTTATCTTGAACAAAACGAGGCCTGAACTATGTGCGGTGGTGGCTCCCCTTCTCCTCCTGACAACAGCGCAGCGCTAGCTCAGCAACGCGCCCAGATGGAGCAGCAGCAGCGGCAGTTTGACCAGCAGATGGCTGTGCAGCAATCAAGGTACGAGGAGCAGAAGAGGATTGCTAACGCGCCTCCTCCCCCTGCCCCTAACCCAGTAGCAGAAGCTCCTGCACCTGCCCTTGAAATGGCCAACGTGTCTGGCGCCACAATGGCAAAAGGCACCGGCCGCAAGAAGCTGCGTACTGACATTCCTGCCAGCGCTGGCGGCGGCGCTTTAGGTATTCCTAAGTCTGTGTAAATGGAACTGAAACTGACGAGCAGTGTCGACCGCCAGGCCAAGCCGTATGGCGAAAGCGATGGCGACAGCACGGCTGCGGCCCGCTACCAACAGCTGGCGTCCAACCGAAGTCAGTTTCTGCAGCGGGCCAGAGATTGCAGCAAGGTCACCATCCCTGGCCTTGTGCCGGAGGTAGTTGAAGGGGACCACGGCAGGCTCAAGACGCCGTACCAATCGCTTGGGGCTAGGGGTGTCAACTACCTGGCCAGCAAGCTGCTGATCACCCTGTTCCCCCCTAACTCTGCGTTTTTCAAGCTGGAGGTAGACAGCCTGGCGCTGCGCGTCATGGAGGCTGGGCCTGAGATCAAGACAGAGCTGGACACTGCCCTGGTCAAGGTCGAGCTAGCAGTGATGCAAGTGCTGGAGACAGCTAACGGCCGGGCCTCTATGCACGAAGCCTTCAAGCACCTGCTTGTGGCTGGCAACGTGTTGCTTTATGTCTCGGAAGATGGCATCCGCGTTGTCCACCTGGATCGGTTCGTTGTGTGCCGTGACCCCATGGGGTCGGTCACTGAGATCCTGGTGGAAGAAGAGATTTACCCCGAAGCCCTCCCTGCCGGCTTTCTCCCAGAAGCCGATGAAGAAGAGGACTACGACAAGCCGACCAAGAAGACCGTAAAGCTCTACACCCACGTCTGCTACCACGACGGCAAGTGCCACTGGTATCAAGAGGCCAAGGGCAAGGAGGTGCCAGGCACCCACGGCATGTGCGACCAGGAGGTGTCGCCATGGATCCCCCTCCGCTTTGATCGGATCGACACCGAAGATTTCGGACGTTCCTACGTTGAGCAGTATTACGGCGACCTGATTGCTCTTGAATCCCTGTACCAATCGGTGCTTGAGGGCAGTGCAGCCGCGGCCAAGGTCCTGTTCCTGGTCAACCCTAACGGCACCACCAGACCCAGGACCCTGGCCAATGCAGCCAACGGTGCCATCGTCCAAGGCAACGCCGCTGATGTGACTGTCATCCAGACGCAGAAGGCGCAGGACCTAAGCATTGCCAACAGCACCATCGACCGCATCGAGGGGCGGCTGGCCTTTGCGTTCCTGCTCAACACGGCAATTCAAAGGCCTGGCGAACGGGTGACTGCGGAGGAGATCCGCTACATGAGCCAGGAGCTGGAGGCAGGCATTGGCGGCCTGTACTCAATCCTGACCCAAGAACTGCAGCTACCACTGGCACGTCGTCTGATGCACGTCTTGCGCAAGAAGCGCAAGCTGCCCCAGTTCCCCAAGAGCAGTGCCAACGGCGAGCCCCTGGTCAATGCCAAGCCAGTCACAGGGCTTGAGGCCATTGGCCGCGGCGATGACCGCAACAAGCTGATGGAGTTCATTGCCACAGCACAGCAGGCCCTGGGCCCTGAGGTCATGGCCAAGTACATCAACGTGGATGAGGCACTGCGCAGGCTGGCAGCAAGCGGCTCGATTGATACGACAAACCTGGTCAAGTCGCCTGAGCAGTTGGCACAGGAGCAGCAGGCTGCTATGCAAATGATGCAACAACAACAGCAGCAAGAGATGCTGATGGCTGGTCTCAAGTCACCAGCCATGGCCCAAGTGGCCGGCAACTACACACAACCAGGAGCCCCTTATGGCCCGCAATACTCAGAAGACACGGGTGCCCCAGGCATCGTCCCCAACTCCCTCCCCGACATCACTGGAGGCGGACCTGCCGGCCCCACCGGACCAGCAGGAGAACCCACCGGCGACATTGGGGGGCCCATCCCTGGTGCCGCCGCATCCCCCGTCTGAGATCATCCAGATCCCAGAGATCCCCGACATCCCCCCTACCCCGTTCCCATTCTCGGAAGTATCCGTGGACGAAAACGGCGTCATTCAAATCAAGTGAGGACTTATGCCTGAACCCCTGGTAATTAAGCAAGAGCCGACTGGCGCAATGGCACCTGATGCCATTGACCTGTCAGGCGACGAACAAGTTGAACTGAAAGGCCCAGACGGCCAGCTGCTGGCTGGCAAGTACAAGTCAGTGGGCGAGCTGGAAAAGGCTTACAAGGAGCTGCAATCCAAGCTTGGCAGCCGCGAGCCTGTTGACAATGAAGTTGACAATGAGCCGGCTGAGGCTGACGAAGAGGCTGAGGCTGAGGAGCAGACCCAGTCTGCGTCTGAGATCTACGGCGACTTTGTCGGCAGCCGCCTAGAGGAGGCGGGCATTGACTACAACGACATCAACGTCCGCTGGCAACAGACCGGTGAGCTGTCCGACGGCGACTACAAACAGCTGGAGGGTGCAGGCTTTACCCGCCAGATGGTGGACGCCTACCTCTCAGGCCTGCAGTACAAGGCTGCACAGGACACTGCGCTGACCGCTAGGGAGGTGATGGATGTTAAGTCGCAGTACGGCGGCGAACAGGGCTACAGCGAGATGCTGCAGTGGGCGGGGCAGAACCTGAGCCAGGAGGAGATCAACGCCTTCAACAAGATTGTGAACGGCAGCAACGACATGGCCCAGGTCAAGCTGGCCGTAGCCGGTTTGCACAGCCGCTACACAGCAGCGGAGGGGCGTGAGCCACGGCTGCTGGCTGGTCGTTCTACTCGCAGCGCCGGCGAGAAGTACGAATCCACAGCACAGCTGGTCGAAGCTATGTCTGATCCGAAGTACAAATCTGATCCTGCGTACCGCCGCAAAGTGCAAGAACGCCTGGCACGGTCAAGCGTCTTCTAGCACCAGAGTCGCGCTGTCTCTTGCCCCCTTAGTCAGGGGGCTTTTTTATTGCTGGCAGAGGTGCTTATCATTTATGCACCTAGACCTTCTCACAGAAGCGACGGCCCTCTGCGGAGGACACCCCCAGTGGAAGGAGGCGAGGTCGGGGTAACAACCCAACTTCTCTAGGAGTACAGCAATGGCTGCCCCTAATTTTGACCCCTCCCGGCTAGGCGTAATTAACGCCGGCGCCTCTGGCTTTGATGACCTTTTTCTGAAGGTTTTTGCCGGTGAGGTTTTGACTGCCTTCCGCAAGGCGACCATCTTTGAGAGCCTGCACACTGTCCGCACCATTGCGTCGGGCAAGTCAGCGCAGTTCCCCATCATTGGCCTTGCTTCTACCGGGTATCACACCCCCGGCACGATGCTGACTGGTACGTCGATCAAGCACGCCGAAGCTGTCATCAACATCGATGACAAGCTGGTGAGCCAAGTGTTCCTGGCTGACATTGACGAAGCCAAGAACCACTACGACGTGCGCTCGCAGTATTCGGTTGAGATGGGCAACGCACTTGCCTATCGCTTTGACCAGAACGTTGCTGCGATGATCGCCAAGGCAGCTCGTACCGCCACCAACTTCAACACCGATCTGCCTGGTGGCTCGCAGATCAACATCGTGCAGGCTGGCGGTAAAGCCGCCATCACTGGTGCTCAACTGGCTACTGCGCTGTTCTCTGCAGCGCAGAAGATGGACGAGAACAACCTGCCCGAGGATGATCGCTATTGCGTGCTTGCCCCAGCTCAGTACTACAAGCTGGTGCAAACCACCGATGTGATCAACCGCGACTGGGGCGGCCAAGGCGCTTACGCCGACGGCACCGTCCTCAAGGTTGCTGGCATCACGGTGCTGAAGTCCAACCACCTGCCCACCACCAACCGCTCTGCGGTGTCTGGTGAGAACAACACCTACAGCGCCAACTACACCAATAGCGTGGCCCTGGTGTTCAACAAGCAGGCTGTTGGTACGGTGAAGCTGATGGACCTCAAGATGGAACAGACCGGCTCTGACATCCATGCCCTGTGGCAAGGCACGTTCATGGTCGGCTCCATGGCTTGCGGCTCCAACGTGCTGCGCCCTGATTGCGCCATCGAACTCACCTTCACCACCGCGTGAGGTGTCGGGGGCCTTCGGGCCCCCTTTCTTTTCTTAGGTTTAAGCCATGGCAAGCGCTAGGACCACACTGCTAGAGGCCGTCAACCGCGTGCTGCAGATGATTGGCGAGGCGCCGATCAGCAGCTTGCAATCGCAGCTTGGCCTGGCAAAGCAAGCACAGGATGCACTGGATGAATCCAGCCGCCGGCTGCAAGCGGAAGGCTGGAGCTTCAACACTGACTATGAGGCAACGCTGGTCCGGGCTAACGACGGCACGATCACCGTCGGCACCAACGTCAGCCGCGTCGTGGTTGACCCATACCTGTTCTCCAGCCTGGAGGTCGTCCAGCGCGGTGCCAAGCTCTACGACCGCCGGGCCAAGAGCTATGTGTTCACCGCTGACCTCAAGGCCAACGTCACCTACATCTTTGACTACGACGATCTGCCTGAGCACGCCAGGCAGTACATCATTGCCAGGGCTGGTCGCACGCTGCAGGAAGCAATCATTGGCTCAGCAGACCTGACCAAGATCAACCTGCAGATTGAGCTAGAGGCTCGGAGTCAGTTCCTGGAGGAAGAGACCCAGCTGTCTGAGCACAACATGCTGCGTGGCAATCCCAACCACACTGGCGTAATACGGACCTACATGCCCAGCCGCGCCATCATCCGCTAGCCATGCCTCTTGTCAGCAGCTCTATCCCCAACCTGATCAATGGGGTCAGCCAGCAGCCTGCGGCGTTGCGGCTGTCATCGCAGGCTGAGTCGGTTATTAACTGCCTTCCTAGCCCCGTAGAGGGCCTCAAGAAGCGCCCACCCTCCTACAACCTGGGCAAACTGTTCTCTGGGTCCTCAGGCACTGGTCGCCCGTTTGTCAACATCGTCGACCGTGACGGGACCATCCGCTACATGGTCTACATCAGGGACGGGGACATCAAGGTCTTTGACCTGAACGGTGCCGCACAGACGGTCACAGTGCCCGACGGCGTGGGCTACCTGGACATCAATAACGCTTCAGACCCTTCAGCGCAGTTCCGCGTTGCCTCCGTTGCTGACGCCACCTTCATCGTCAACCGCGAGAAGACCGTCAGCATGCTGGACGGCGTCGCCCTGACCAGCTCAGCAGCAGGCACCACCACCACTGCAGTGTTTGCCAGCACCACGGGGGTCTCTGTCGGCATGAGCGTCATTGGCCCAGACGTGCCAGCAAATGCAACTGTCACTGCTGTGAACGCCACCACGGTGACGTTTGCACCGGCAGCCTCAGCAGCTTCAGCCATTGGCCGGCGCTACTCGTTCAACCTGTCTGCTGACTGGGGCACCAGGTCAATGGTGTTTGTGCGCAGCGCGGACTACAACACCACCTACAGCATCACCGTCAACGGCAACACCGTCTCTACCACCACCGTTAATACAGGTGGCAGCCCCAACCCCAGCACCGTGACGATTGCCAGCAACCTGGCCACGTCTTTGCAGTCAGCCCTGGGCGGTGGCTTTACGGTGACCGCAAACGAGTACATCGTGCGGATCACCAAAAACGACGGCGGTGACTACACGCTGGAAGCTACGGACACCAGGACCGCAGAAGGCATCATTGCGATCAAGGGCACTGTCGATGCAGTGACCAGGCTGCCGCTGATTGGCGATCATGGCTTCATCGTCAAGGTGCAGGGCAGCGCCAGTACCAGCTTTGACGACTACTACCTGCGGTTTGAAACCACAGCTGGCAGCGGGTTTGGCAAGGGCGTGTGGCGCGAATGTGCTGCGCCTGGCTCCAAGTACAAACTGGATCAAACGACCATGCCGCACGTGTTGATGCGCAACACAAACGGCACGTTCACGTTTAAGAAGTTCGACTGGTCTACTCGTGTGGCAGGTGACACGATCACCGCCCCAGAGCCCACCTTTGTCGGCAAGCAGATCCAGAACATCAACCTGTTCCGCAACAGGCTGGTGTTCCTGGCTGACGAGAACGTGATCCTGTCTGCAGCGGATAGCTACGACCGGTTCTGGCCAGAGACAGTGCAGACCGTCGTGGACAGTGACCCCATTGACATCAGCACAGGCGGCACCGAGATCAACTTTTTGGTCAGCAGCTTGGCCTTTGCCAACACGCTGCTGCTGTTCAGCCGCCATGGCCAGTTCCGCCTTGACACTGGCATCACAACGCTGGGTTCGCCGCTGACACCAAAGACCGCAACGGTCACGGCCATCACCACCTTTGACATGCAATCCAACGTCGACCCAGTGGGCGTTGGACGCACCATCTATTTCGCCATCCCTAAGGGTGAGTTCTCAGGCCTGCGCGAGTTCTTCCTGCCAGACGCCAGTGGCCCTGTGCCTATGTCTGAGGAGGTGACAGCAGCGATCCCCCGCTTTATCCCGGCAAACCTGGCCACCCTGGCAGCGTCGGTGTCGGAAGAAACTGTCATTGCCATCAGCAAGAACCAGACCGACCGGGTCTACTTCTACAAGTTCTTCTTTGAGGAGGACACCAAGCTGCAGTCGTCCTGGTCCTTCTGGCAGTTCCAGCCCGGCAAGCAAATCATTGGTGCCGACATCCTGGACAGCGACCTGTACCTGCTGTGCCAGTACGGCGACGGTGTCTACATGGAGCGCATTGCACTGCGCCCTGAGACCACTGACACAGGCAGCTCGTTTGAGCTGCTGCTGGATCGCAAGGTATCTGAGGCGGCATGCACGGTGGCAGTAACACAGCCCGCTGGCCTGGATGTGCAGTCGACAATCACCCTGCCCTACCCCATGACCGCTACGGGCACCATGGCCCTTGTAGGCAGGCTTGTGGCTGGCAACACACTGCAGCACGGCCAAACCCTCCAGATCGTGTCAGAGACGCTTACAGGCGGGGCTGGTGGCAACGGAACGATTGTTGTGCGTGGCGACCTGAGCCAAGCCAAGTTCTTTGTGGGTGAGCTGTACCAGATGACGTATGAGTTCTCCACGCCCTTTATTAAGGAACAGCCAGCAGGCGGTGGTGTCGCTGTAGCTGCAGGTCCCAGGTTGCAGCTGCGCACCTGGACCGTGGTATTTGACAAGACTGCTCACTTCCAGCTGCGGGTGACAGCAGAAGGCCGCGATGCCCAGACCTACACGTTTGAGGGCTACACATTGGGCAGCACGCCACTGGGCGCACCTGCCTTAAAACAAGGCCAGTTCCGCGCCCCTGTGATGACACGCAATACAGGTGCCAAGATTGAATTACTCAGCAACAGTCCATTACCGTGCAGAGTGCAGTCCTGCGAATGGGAAGGGTGGTATCACAGTCGTGCGTCACGGATGTGAAGGGGAGCCACCAGCGCCCTGCCACTGTTCGTGACGTCGTTGCTGTGGCTGACGGCATGCGACCAGAGGACGTGGCTGAGGTTAAAGCACAGTCAGGCAGCAGCCCACGGGAAACCATGCTGCACTGCTTCTTTTCCAGCCGTCCGTGCATGGCCATGGTCAGCAGGCACGGCAACGTGGTGGGCGCTTGGGGCGTGATACCAGAGGGCACCAGGGCTGGCCGGATCTGGATGCTGGGATGCCAGGCCATGCTTGACGACCACGGTGATCGCCGGGCATTTCTCAAGGAATCCAAGCTGCAGCTGCGCAAGCTGCACGCTGACTACCCAGTGCTGTTCAACGTGGTGGACGCCCGCAACGTGGTCCACGTCCGCTGGTTGAAGTACATGGGCTTTACCTTTATCCGTAAGCATCCAAACTGGGGGCCAGAAAGCCGCCTGTTCTACGAGTTCGTGAGGATCTAAATCATGTGCGGCCCAGCGGTTCCCATTATTTTTGGCGTTGTCTCTGCCGGCCTTGGCATTGGCCAGCAGGTTGCGGCGTACCAACAGGCGCAGCAAGAGACGGCATACATGAACGCTGTGGCGCAGCAGAACTATCAGTTTGCAATGATGCAAACCGATGCTGCCAACGCCTACGAGAACCAGAAACAAATGATGCAGGAGACCCTGAACCAGCAGAACGCAGAGCTGGCAGGTCTTGCTTACGCAAACGACATCAGCCAGCTAAACCTGCGAATCATGCAAGAGCAGGAGGCTGCAGCACAGAAGAAGCAAGAGACAGGCAAGGCGTTCTTGCAGGCCAAGGGGGAGGTCAGCGCAGCTGGTCGAATCGGCAACACCGTCGACAACCTGATTGCCGACTACTACAGGCAGCGAGCGCAGTTTGACTTTGCGACAGACCGCAACCTGGCCTTTGCCATCAACCAGCAACAGCAGGACAAGCGCGGTGCTGCAGCGAACTACGCGAATCGCATGGCGCAGAACCAGCCGTACCTTAAACAGGTGAACTTAGATCCGATCAGGCCAATAGAACGAGCAGCGCCAAGCGCATTGCCATATGTCCTGGGAGGTGCAAGTGCTGTAATGGGCGGCATTTCAAGCGGCGCAACCCTATACAGCAACCTTCCAAAGCCACCGCCAGGAGTTGACGCATTTAAGAAACTAACAGACGGTAAAACTGCAAGTATCACTCAAAGAGCATTTACCCCAGGCCTAAAACTGTATTAGTAGAACCATGGCATCGCAACTTGGCACCGGCAAAGCGCTTGGCACCGTCACTGGTGCAGAGGACGCAAGCCGTCTTATCGGCGGCACTCCCCAGATGGGAGCAGGTACGCCTATCGGCGGCAGGTCTTTTGACCTCCCTGCCCTTAGTCCTGCGGCAAGGCCAGTTGATACCTTTTTTCAGTCAAGGGGTCCAATCCTGGGTGGCGCAACAGTTATTCCTAGGCCACCTGATTTGCCCCAGCCGTCGGGAGACATGGCTGCACTGGCAAAATCCTTAGGCAGCTTTAGCGAAACTCTTGGCAGATTTGGTGACACCTATGTGGCCATGGAAAAGATGCGCCAAGAAAAGGCCAGCATCGTAGGGGAGCAAATCAACCGTGATCTTCAAGCTAAGTTCCCAGGGCAAACATTTGCAGACGTGCGCGACCAGCTTTATAGGCAGGCGACTGCTGGCGACTCTGAAGCTCGTGCATTGTACGAACGGTTGCAGGCGCTCAGCCCTCTGCAGTTGGCCTATACAAACCGCTACAACGCCAGAGCATTTACTCTTAATACGCTCAATACAGCCTCAAGCCGATTTGCCTTAATAAACAAAATCGGCGACACACCTCGTGACGAGATTCTCCCAGGCGATCCACGAGTGCTATCAGCAATATCGTCGCTGGTAAGCATCCCTGACGACCCAGTGCTGCGCAAGGAATTACTTCCGCTAATAGAAGCTAAATATGGCGAGTTGAACAGGGAACACAACGCTGATGTAGTAGCTGCCAACGCCCGCAAGGCTGAGTCTGCAAGGCAAAAAAACTACACCAGCCTATTCGGTGCAACAAAAATTGATCGCGCTGCGGTCGTTGCTACTTTGAGTCAACAGAATACTGACGCTCGCCAACAGCTAGGAATTCCTCAATACCAGAAACTTATTGAAAGCACGGATGAGGATATAGTTGCTGCCGTAATGACTAACTCAATAGGGCCGGACGGCAAATTAAATCGTGATAGGTTTAATTATTTATCTGGCGAAGCTCTGCAAATTTATTCACAAATTACTGTTGGCCCTGAAGGAACAAAGTTAATTGATCAACTTGGCGCTAAGGGCGGCCCGTCTGCTTTAATTAGGCTGTCTGAAAAGTTGATGTCTGCTTATGCAGGCTATAACGAAAAAACAGAGTATTTTGAAAAGGAGGCAGGCGAGGAGCAAGGTCAAAATATTGTTACTCGGTTTCGAGTTGGCGATCCAAGCCTAACTCCTGCTCAACGGCAGCAAGCCGAAGCTAACGCAACAGCTTATGTATTACAAAACGTGCCTATGGATCAGCAAGCTAGCGCGTTAGCCCAAATCAATAATGCAGGCGCAGCTGGCCGAACGATCTCTGCAGCAGAGCAGGCGCGGGTTGCGCGTGAAAACGTATTTTCCTACGCTAAAAATCCAAGGACTGAAATCCCCAGAATTCAAAGTTTGGTAGCAAGTGGATTAATGGATCCTGCCACCGGCCGCTCGTTAATTGCTAATTACGAAGAGCTGCTAAAAGCGGACATGAAACCATTTACTAATGCCGCTGCAAAAGTTCGAAAAGACTTGATGGATGATGAAATAGCTTTAACTGTATTGCAAAATTCGCCTGGAGGTCAAACTGTTACACGAGAAGAGGAAGCTCGACTAATACAACGCGGCGTTGAAATTGACCAAAGACTTGAATCTATCCGCCGCAGTGGGCTGGCTAACAAATTGACGCCTGCTCAGATGATGCAGCAGGTTCAGGGTTTTGCTATTGAACAAAGAAAAGAGACTGAAGCCGCGCCTACTAAGCAGGCAGTTCAACAAGAACTGCAAGCGCCAAAGTATGTTTCCCCAGAGGCATGGTTTAACAAATTAAAAATTGTTGAGCGCACAGGCCGTGGCAATCCACAGCAAAACCAGCAACTGGCGGACCAGGTCAAGGCCAACGTTTTGTTCAGCAAAGATGTTTTTGACAAAAACTTTAACGACTACCTAGACAACGGCCGGATAAGCCCGCAAATGCAGTTAATGATCAAAAGAGCTGGTTACGGGAACAACCCTGTTCAGTTCTTCCTGGATCAATTCAAGATGGTCCATCCTGGCGTTCCATTTCCCAAGGGATACGAGAAACGAATTCAACAGTTGCAAGGCCAGAAAATTAGCTCTGCTCAACCCAGCGCAGGCGGATCCAGCCTAGGACTGGCCATGGTCAACCCCGACATTGGCTTGGCTCAGCGGCTAAGTCGCAGGATCCTTGGGCTGACCGAATCTGCATTAAACGCCATTGTGCCGTCCGCCAGTGCAAGAGAGATGCCATTGGCAACAATGGGTCCAATGGCCGTTGGTTCTACCAGTTTGCTAGGCGCAATTCGTGCTTTGCGTGGAGCTAACTCATTCCGTGGCACTACCCAAATACGCTTCAAGCAAGCAGGCGACTACCAAAGCGACCCCAGAGAAAACTTTTTCTTTGACTTCAACCCCAGGGTCGTACCGCTTGCCCTTAGCCGCGCTGGCAAACTTTCGCCACAAGACCTTAACGCCCTTACTTTTACGGTTTTGACGGAAGCGGGCCCAACAGCCGCAGGCAAGTTTGAGGTTGCAGCCAACCTAATCAACCGTTCGGCGGTTGCGGGCAACAAGCCTATTGTTGATATTGCAAAAGCCCCTGGTCAGTACGAGGGAGTCTTTGGCTACACCAGGCAGCAGGTCGTTAGCGCGGCAGAGGGGAGACGAATCTTCGGAAGCCGATACGATCAGCTGAGAAAACTCTTGCAGAAAGGGATCTGATTATGCCTTACAAGGTCACCACTGACTCCCAGGGAGCCGCGGTTGTCGAGGCTAATGTCCCGCAGAGCTTTCCAGATCCCAAGAAAAAGCGCGACACCCGAATCCCTTTTGACACCGGCCGGGTCATTCTTAAGGGGGCCCGCGACCTTACCCAAGAGCTGTTGGGCAATCTGCCGGCTGATGAGTTTTCTAAGCTGGGCACTCCCCGAAAGCCTGGTGCCCCTGACGCCAAAATCCTCGGCGTGTTCCCGGCTTTACCAGAGGTAGAGGTCAACGCTGCAGAGGGCTTTGTAGCTGGTTTTGTCCAAGCTGGCCTGGGGTTTGCTCTGGCCAGATTTGGCCTAGGAAGAGGCGCAGCTGCTGCAAGGCGCCTTCCTGGGGCAGGAGCGGCTGCTCGTGTCACGGCTCCCGCCCGAGCAGTTGTTAGCCAAACAGCTCAGGCCATGAGGTCGGCGCCAGGCGCGAAGGGCTTGGCTGGCCGTATTGCTGTCTCCAGCGTCAAAGAGGCACCTGCCGGCATGGTTACGGCCTATGCCGCTTTTAAGCCTGAAGAGAAGCGCCTATCAGATAGCGCATTGGGGTATCTGGAGGATCGGGCTGCTGATCCTGATGGCGGCATTGTTTCGGACGCAGTCCGCACATCAAGCCAAGCATTGCAGTGGGTCGAAAGTCAGATTGACACCCCTCTTGGTCGTCCACTGGCAGATCTGGTCCGCTCCCAGCCTGGCGACACGGCGACAGAAGCTCGCTGGAAAAACGCAGTTGAGAGCTTGTTTCTTGAGCCTGCAGCTAACGGAATTATTCAGACCTTGGGCTTTGCCGCTAAGGCTGCGGTGGCCTGGGGCAAGGCATTTCGGGGCGCCAAACCTGTTGCTGAGCAAACCGTTGAGACAACAGCCAAGGCTGTTACCGAACCAGGCGCTCCTCCTGCTGCTGCTAAGCCTGGCAAGCCCCCCGCTGCTGAAATAGCTGAGCCAGGTTTGCCGGCGCAAGAGTCTGCCCTTAAGGCTGAAGCTGACTACAAGAAAGCGATTGACGACGTTGAGGTAGCCGTTGCCCGTGCTGCTGGCACCGTACCTGACTCGGTTGGCGCTGTAACTCCTGAAGCCCGTGGCACCATCCTGCCCTCGTACAGCCAGGTACGGGAAACCTCGGTAGCTGACATTGCCACCGACCCGCAGCGTTTCCAATTCAAGGAGGCGGGCCGCCTTAACAAAACTGGCGCATCTGGCTCTCTTGCAAAAGCCACCGAATACGACCCGCTGTTTGGAAAAATCGTCAGCGTCTGGCGCGATCCAGCCGACGGCCTGCTGTATGTGGTTAATGGCCACAACCGCCTTGACTTGGCCAAGCGATCTGGCCGGCAGAACATCCTGACCTGGGAGATTGAGGCGCCGTCTGCTGAGCAGGCTCGCGCTATTGGCGCCATGGAAAACATGGCCGAAGGCATGGGCACCCCATGGGATGCCGCCAAGATCATGCGCGACATGGGCGTAGGCGTCGACCAACTGCGACAGCGCAGCATTGACGTCCGTGGCCCCGTTGCAGAAAAGGCCATCCCCCTGAGCCGCCTGCCGCAGGACATCTTTGACAAGGGCGCCACCGGCAAGCTGGACCTGGCCAAGGCAATGGCCCTGGGCTCTGAGCCGTTGGATGAGGCCATTGTCCGTGACGTCGCTGCTGCTGCTAGCAAAAGCAAATGGTCGGCTGAAAAGATCCTGCAGGCCATGCAGGAGGCCAAGTTTGCCCAGACCAGTGGCCCGTCTGGCGGTGTCCTGCCTGGCATGGAGGACATGTTCAAAACCTCCAACTTTGACCAGTTGCTAAACGTCCGCACAGAGGCTTTTAAGGCGCTGCGCGAGGAGATGGTTGCGCTTACGTCTGCAGCGATTCCTGGCCGCAAAGGGGTTATGGAGGCAGCTGGCAATGTGATCGACGTGGCCGGCAGTCAGGCCGCTCGTGAGCAGGCCGCTGCTGCCGTTGAGGTGTTTAACCGGGTGACTGGTTACACCGGCCCAGTCCGCGACCTGCTGAATGAGATGGCAGGCCAGGTAAAGGGCAAGCGCACCGCTGCTGTGGTCGTCAAAGAAAACGTAGGCCGCCTGCGCCAAGCCATTGAGGATGAGATCAATGGGCCGCGGCTTCCGCTAGAGCAGCCGCCGGCTGCAGCTGCTGCGCCTACCCCCGCTGCTGCGTCGTCTGACATCCAGGCTCGCATTGCAGCCCTGGGCCCTGAGCCTGAACCTCCGGTTGCTCCCAAACTTGTATCTGGTGGCAAAACCGTTGCCACTGGCGACACTCGCGGCCAAGGGTTGTATTTCCACGGAACTGCCCAGGAGATTCCTGGCGGTATTCCTAAGAGTGTGGAATCTGGCGATTACTGGACCAATACCAACCTGTTTGGCAACGGTTTTTATACGACTGACGATTTCAGCACCGCAGGGTCGTACACAGCTAAAGGCAAAGAAGCTGCTATTAAAAACGAAATTCCCGTTCCTGCATTAAGGGAATACGGAGGCGAACCCCTAACAAGGCTTCTAAAAAAAGCAGGTGCTACTAGCGAAGAAATTACTTTGCTTGGTTTTCGGAATAAAGGCATACCAGCACCTGAACGACTGCAAGAAATTGCAGCAGCCTTAGATGAACAGGGGCTAGGCAAGGTTCGGTTTGCTGAAGAGCAGGCCATGTTCAGGGCATGGCTACAAGGCGCAAGAGGCGATGAACTTGTTCAAAACTATTTGGATGTTATTACAAAACGCCCAGGCCAAGAGGCTCGCACAATCGACGACGCACTGAGGCAGCGTGTTCAGTTTTTGCTGGCGGACCTGCGCCCTGGCGCCAAGCTCGGCAACCTTGAGCAAGCTACTAACCTGGCAAATCGCCTTCGGGAACTGGCTGACAACCCGCCGCAGGCAAAAGAATACAAGCCAATTATTTATTTGACTAAAGAAAAGAAACCGGTCAAATTTTTTGATGCAGACGAAATGCTGGATTGGAACAGCGCTGATCCCGAGGTTGCCGCTCTTAAAAAGCAATCTGGCAGCGAAGTGTGGGATGAAATCCTGGGCGACTGGGAAAAGTCTGGGTTAATGAGCTATGGCGAAATGTTGGATACCGCCCGCGGAGCTAGTTACAACATGCGTTATAGCGCCAGTGATTTAACAGAACTGTTTGATGGAATAAACGCTGAACTGGCCAAACTTGGCTATGGCGGCCTTGCGCATCAAGGAGGCATCCGCGCTGGCGGCGGTCAACGCACTCATTCAGTCCGAATTTATTGGGACGCCGAAAACCAACTAGAAGTTAAAACTATTAAGCCTGGCAAGGCGGGCGTATCACCTGAAGCCAGAGACGAATACGAGGCTCAGCTCAAGGCTTACAACGATTACTACGCCAAGCGCGATGCCATTGAAGCCGAGGCGACTGCACCCGCTACAGCCGCGCCTCCCGCACCCGCTACAGCCGCTACAGCCGCGTCACGCGAGCAAATTGCCGATATTGACAGCGCTCTAGCTGCTGGCTTGGCCGACATGCCGCCAGCAGAGCGCATCGCCCTGCGCGATCAGATCCTTGCCCAACGCGCAGATGCTGCGGCAGAAGGCGGCCCCGCTAGCCGGGCAAAGATTGACAGGTCTGACTTCAACGCCGTTGGCGAAGGCGCCCGCCTGATTCGCCGCCTGAGCGAACTAAGCAAGCAAGCCAAGGCAGCCGAAGGCCCAGAGCTGGCACGCCTTACCAATGAAATACGTGACGCGATTGCTGACTTCAGAACCCCGCTGTGGAAGCGACCGGTTATTTCTCAAGGGCGGATCCTTAACGATCTACGCGCTGAGCTTAAGCGCATTGCAGGGCCAGAGTTGAGTGTCAATTTTGAGCCCAAAATTAAGCTGACTCCTGCCGAAATTGCTGCTGCACGCAGGGACTGGGGCATCCCCGACTCCGTGCCCGATAAGGACATCACTACTGCTGGCCTGTACGACCCTGTGACAAACCTGGTTCGTATTGCCCTTGCAGGTAAAAACCCCCACCAGCTGCGGGGAACTGGCTACCACGAGGCAGTCCACTTTGTAATTGACTACCTTGCTACCCCGCAAGAAAAAGCGGTACTGCGTGCAGCCCGTCCTGAGCTGGAAAAGATTGCTGCCCGCGGCG